TGTCACGTAGATTTAGATTTAGAAGGTTTCGAAGATGTAAATCCAGAAACTGATGAGCCATCTGGAATTAAAATTCCATACATCGTAACTCTAGAAGAAGGATCAAGAGAAATATTATCTATCAGAAGAAACTATGAGCCAGGAGATCCTCAAAGAAAAAAAATTCAATACTTTGTACATTTTAAATTTTTACCAGGTTTAGGTTTCTATGGTTTCGGTCTAATTCACATGATAGGTGGACTGTCAAGAACAGCGACCGCAGCTTTAAGACAGCTCTTAGATGCGGGAACGTTATCTAATCTGCCAGCTGGATTTAAGATGCGTGGAATAAGAATCAGAGACGACGCACAATCAATTCAACCAGGTGAGTTTAGAGATGTAGATGCACCTGGAGGTAATCTAAGAGATTCGTTTATGATGTTACCATTTAAGGAACCATCAGGCACATTATTATCTTTAATGGGTATCGTAGTTCAAGCAGGTCAAAGATTTGCATCAATTGCTGATATGCAAGTTGGAGATGGCAATCAACAAGCTGCAGTTGGAACTACAGTTGCTCTATTAGAACGTGGTTCTAGAACCATGTCTGCTATACACAAAAGAATTTACTCAGCTCTTAAAAACGAATTTAAATTAATGGCTAGAGTATTCAAGTTATATCTACCACAAGAGTATCCATACGACGTAGTTGGGGGTCAAAGAATGATTAAACAAACAGACTTTGACGACAGAGTAGATATATTGCCAGTTGCTGATCCCAACATTTTCTCTCAAACTCAGCGTATTTCCCTCGCGCAAACAGAGTTGCAGCTGGCAACATCAAATCCTGCTATGCACAATATGTATCAAGCGTATAGAAATATGTATGAAGCGTTAGGTGTAAAAAATATTGATTCAGTATTAATTAGACCAACACCACCACAACCAAAAGATCCTGCATTAGAACATATCGATGCATTAGGTGGTAAACCTTTTCAAGCTTTTCCAGGTCAAGATCATAGATCACATATTACAGCCCACTTAAATTTTATGGCAACTAATATGGCAAGAAATAATCCTATGGTTATGGCAAGTTTAGAAAAAAATATTTTTGAACACATTAGTTTAATGGCTCAAGAACAAATTGAAATAGAATTTAGAGAAGAGTTACAACAATTAATTGCAGTTCAACAAAATCCAATGGCTACTCAACAAGATCCAATGGCTCAACAACAAGTTATGATGATGCAACAAAAGATTGAAGCGAGAAAAGCACAGTTGATTGCTGAAATGATGCAAGAATTTATGGAAGAAGAGAAGAAAATTACTTCACAATTTGATAATGACCCAATTGCAAAACTAAGATCTAGAGAATTAGACCTAAGAGCACAAGAAAATGCAAGAAAAGAGCGTGAAGGTAAGGATAGAATGGATCTTGATAAGCTAAAAGCTATGATGAACCAAGCAAATGTAGATGAAAAGCTTGATCAAAACGAAGAATTAGCTAAATTAAGAGCTAACACATCAATTGAAAAGACAATTTTGAGTAAAACATTACCAAATTCTGATCAAATGATGCCTAATATACAAATTTTAAGAAAAGGAAACTAATATGGCTTGGTTTAGTCTTGCAAAAGTAGCAATTAACGCTGGAACACATATTTTTAAGAAACGTCAAGAGACAAAAATGGCTATGGCTGATGCACAACACATGCATGCAGCTAAGATGGCCCGTGGTGAGGAGGCTTACCAAGGTAAACTCCTAGAAGCTCGTCAATCAGATTGGAAAGACGAGGCGGTTTTAATTATTTTGTCGGCGCCAATCGCGGTGCTTGCTTGGGCGGTCGTATCAGATGATCCTGCGGCCATGGATAAGGTAAAATTGTTCTTCGAATACTTCTCGTCACTGCCGTCATGGTTCACAAATCTTTGGATCTTGGTAGTTGCGTCGATATATGGTATAAAAGGAACTCAAATTTTTAGAAACGGAGGAAAAAAATGATAACTAAAATGAAAAGAAAATTAAGTCCAGGAGGAGGAAGAACTATTTATAATAAATTTCCTAAAGCCAGACAAAAAGCCAGTGTAGAAGCGTTGAAAGAGGGCGGAATGAAAAAGGATAGACTAGCTTCTGGATACAAAGCTAGAAGAAAAGATCCTAGAAGTCTAGTAAAAGCTGGAGTAGAAGCTTTTAAGAAAAAAAGAGTTAAGAAAATGGGCGGCGGAATGATGGGCCGTAGAATGGGTTACTCAAAAGGATCAAATGGTAAACCAATAAGTAGAAGTAAAAACCCTGGTGTGTTAGCAATGTCAAAAACAGCAAAAGGAAGAAAAGTTGTAAAAGAAAAATTTAAATTTAATCCTGATAGAGTCGTTGCTAGAAAAGGTGGTATTAAAAAAACGGGCGGTGGAGCAGATATGGGAAATGTAGCGTCCGATAAAACAAAAAAGGAAGCAAGACAAATTCAAAAAAAAGCTAATAAGAGAGCTGAGTTTTTAAAAAAAAATAAAAGAAGTTTCGGCAGTATTATGCGCGAAAAATATATGAGGTAATGTGATGGCAAAATTATGTCCTAGAGGTAAAGCAGCAGCGAAGCGAAAGTTCAAGGTCTATCCTTCGGCATATGCAAATATGTACGCATCAGCTGTTTGCAGTGGTAAAGTTACACCAGGTGGTAAAAAGAAAAATAGAAAAAAAGCCATGGGTGGTGGAATGATGAGATCTATGTATGGATCTGGTGGTTCTGCGTGTGCACAAATAAAAGGATTTGGAAAAGCTAGACGTCCAAATAAATAGTAATGGCCAAAAAAGGTTTACGAGCATGGGTGAAGGAAAACTGGGTCGATATTGCAAACAAAAAATCAGACGGCTCATACCCGAAGTGTGGAAGAAGTGGTGGAGAAAAAAGAAAAAATTATCCAAAATGCGTGCCCATTGCAAAAGCAAGAGCGATGTCCAAAGGTCAGCGTGCGGGTGCCGTAAGAAGAAAACAAGCCAAAGCGAATACAGGCCCTACACCTAGTAGAGCTGCAACGTTTGCACCTAAAAGAAAAAAAGCTGCTGACGGTGGATACATAGGAAGTTTCATAAAATTAGATATTGATGGAAAGACAGTAGGTAATCCAAGTTATAAAAAATATTACAAAGGTATGCTGGACTAATGAGAAAAAGAGATAGGCAGCCACCTAAAACTAAAAAGTATTTCAGATCTACAAAGTCTGGAGCAGGGATGACAAAGGCTGGGGTCGCCCGATATAGAAGAGAAAATCCTGGTTCAAAACTAAAAACAGCGGTCACTGGCAAAGTCAAACCAGGATCAAAAGCTGCAAAAAGACGTAAATCGTTTTGTGCAAGAAGCGCAGGACAAATGAAAAAGTTTCCAAAAGCAGCGGCTGATCCCAATTCAAGACTTCGTCAGGCGCGTAGAAGATGGAAGTGTTAAATGGTTAAAAAACTAAACAAGGTAGCAAAAGCTTTAGGTAAAGCTTCCAAGCTACACAAAAAACAATCAAACATTATAAAAAAACATATTAAAGAAATGAAGTCTTATGGCAGATCCAAAAAAGGGAACAGGTAAAAAACCAAAAGGATCTGGTAGAAGACTTTACACAGATGAAAATCCTAAAGATACTGTTAGAATAAAATTTGCAACACCATCAGATGCGAGAGCAACTGTTGCAAAAGTCAAACGTGTAAACAAACCGTTTGCAAGAAAAATACAAATACTAACTGTAATGGAACAACGAGCTAAAGTGATGGGAAAGAGTCAAGTTGCTTCTATTGCTAAAAGAGGAAAGGAAGCTATAAGGAGAAATGAAAAGGGCAATACTAAAAGCACTAGAAGATAAGTATAACGCACAGATATCTGAAGCTGATGCAACAATACATATTTACTTAAATAATTCTGTTGGTATAGGTGAGCATCCTCAACATATTGAAGAAGTAGATAAGCTAGTTGAAAAAATTGCAAACGCGGAAGAAAAATTAAAGATACTACAGGAGTTTAAATTATAATGTTAAAAGAAGAAGTGGTCATAATCACTAGATTACAAAAATATTTAAAAGATAATTATCACTCTATTGGAGAAAATATGATGTCTGGTGGAGTTGACAATATGGAAAAATATAAGTATATGTTGGGCAAAGCACATGCATATGTGAATATTTTACAGGAAATCTCTAACCTGCTAGAACCTAAGGAGCAAAAAAATGATACTAAAACAAACAACGTCATCCAATTCGGAAATACCGAAGACTAAATCAGCCTTACTAGATAAATATGAAGACGACCATAAAAAAGAGGTCGAGGGCTACGAACGTTTAAAAACAAAAGAAACAGAAAAATTACCAAAACCAACTGGGTGGAGAATGATAGTTCTTCCATTTAAAATGCCTGAAAAAACAAAAGGTGGTTTATACATTGGTCAAGAAACTTTAGAGCGACAGCAAGTTGCATCAACATGTGGATTAGTTTTAGCACAGGGTCCACATTGTTATGATAAAGAAAAATTTCCTGAAGGCCCATGGTGCAAGACTGGAGACTGGGTAGTCTTTGCACGTTATGCAGGGTCCAGGATACAAATCGACGGTGGTGAAGTTAGAATATTAAATGATGATGAAGTTCTTGCCACAATCGAAAATCCAGAAGACATACTTCATCAATACTAATCATAGGAGTAAACTATGCAAGAAGCAGAAAAAACAGTAGATATAGATACATCTGGTCCGTCAGTAGACGTAGAGTTACCTGAAGATAAAAAAATTGAGGTAGAAGAATCTACAGAACAGACAACAGAAGAATCTACTGAAGACAATAGAACATATGAAAAGAAAAAAGATCATGGTACAGATATTTCATATGAAAATGAAAGAGAAACAAAACTTGATGAAAAAGATGATCAAGAAGAAAAGAAAGACGAAAAAGAAAAAGAATTAGAAAAATATTCTGAGTCCGTTCAGAAAAGAATAGCTAAACTAACTCATAAATGGAGAGAAGCAGAGAGACAAAAAGATGAAGCTTTAACTTATGCAGAAAAAATGATTCTTGCTAAGAAAAAAGCAGAAGATAAAATCTCGAAGCTTGAACCAGGATACCTTCAATCAACAGAAGAAAGTATCACTTCAGGTGTACAAGCAGCACAAGCAAAACTTGCTGCAGCTAGAGAAGCAAACGATCTAGCAGCAGAAGCAGAAGCTTTGACTACAATATCTGAATTAGGTTACAAAAAAGCTAAACTTGAAGAAACGAAAGTTGCTCAGGAAAACTATAACAAACAAAAAGAAGCAAAACCTGAAATTACGTTAAATAGAACACAGCAGCCGCAAGCGGCTCCTGATCCAAAAGCAGAAGATTGGGCTACAAAAAATGCATGGTTTGGACAAGATTCAGCCATGACTTATACTGCCTTTGATCTTCATAAGAAGTTAACGGAAGAAGAGGGTTTTGATCCAACAAGTGACGAATATTATTCGGAAATAGATAAAAGAATTAGGCTTGAATTTCCGCATAAATTTGATAAAAAAGATCCTACGGAAACGACTAAGCCCGTGCAGACAGTAGCATCAGCTAGAAGAAGCACAAAAAGTGGTCGCAAAACTGTACGTCTCACGCCTTCACAGGTAGCAATCGCTAAAAAATTAGGTGTGCCACTTGAAGAATATGCAAAACAATTAAATATCACGAAGGAGGTATAGCATATGGAAAATGATAATAAGAGAGCCTCACGTGCGAGTCAGACTAGAGAAAAAACATCTCAGAAAAAAGTTTGGTCTCCACCATCATCTTTAGATGCACCACCTGCGCCAACAGGTTTCAGACATAGATGGGTAAGAGCTGAGAGTCTAGGTTTCAATGACACTAAGAATGTCTCTGGAAGAATTAGACAAGGTTATGAATTAGTAAGAGCTGATGAATATCCTGATTCAGATTATCCCGTGGTTGAAGATGGCAAATATGCAGGAGTGATCGGAGTTGGTGGCCTTGTGCTGACAAGGGTGCCCGAAGAGATCGCAAAGCAAAGACAAGATTACTATGCCAAACAAGGTATGGAACAAGTCGAAGCGTTAGATAACGATCTTATGAAGGAACAGCATCAGAGTATGCCAATCAATATTGATAGGCAGTCTCGTGTAACCTTCGGTGGCTCAAAGAAAAGTTAATTTTTTAACGATTCCAAACCATCAAAGGATAAATCAATAAATGTCTAAAGGAGGACACAACTATGGCAAATAAAGACGCCGCTTTCGGTTTGAGAGCAATAGGAAAAGTTGGTCAGAACAAAGACAATCAAGGTTTATCCGAGTACAGCATCGCAGCTTCTGCGACTGCTATTTATCAAGGTGACCCAGTAGAAATTTTAGCTACTGGTACAATTGGTGTAGCGGCAGCAGGTGATGCTTTATTAGGACCCCTTAATGGTGTCTTTTTCACTGATGCTTCAACAAGCAAACCAACATTTGCGAACCATTTGAAGGCATCTAATACAGCAACTGACATTGTCGGTTTCGTATCAGATGATCCTTATGAAAGGTTCGAAGTTCAATCAACTGGCGCAACTGCAGCAGCAGACGTCGGGTTAAACGCTGACATTAGTTATACAGCAGGAAGTTCACCAAGTTTCGTTTCAAAAGTGGAACTTGATCAATCAGATCAAAAGACTGGTACTGCTCAACTAAGAATAATTGGTATCTCTAAAGATCCAGACAATAACGAAGCAGGTTCTGCTAACGTTAATCTTGTTACGATCATTAACGAACACCAATTAAAAGGCACAACAGGAGTATAAGGAGTATAATTATGGCGATAAGTAGAGGACAACTAGTCAAGGAACTAGAGCCAGGTTTGAATGCCTTATTCGGCCTGGAATATAAACAGTACGAGAATCAGCATGCTGAGATCTACGTTACAGAATCTTCTGACAGAGCGTTCGAAGAAGAAGTAATGTTATCAGGATTTGCTCAAGCTCAGGTTAAACCTGAAGGTTCTGGAGTGACTTTTGACAATGCTCAAGAGACTTTCACTGCTAGATACACTCACGAAACAGTGGCTTTAGCGTTCTCGATCACTGAAGAAGCTATTGAAGATAATCTGTATGACAGATTAGCATCTAGATACACAAAAGCGTTAGCTAGATCAATGGCACAAACAAAACAAGTTAAAGCTGTTAATCCATTAATTCAAGGATTACCAACTACTAACAATTTCAATTCAGGTGATGGTGTTTCATTATTTAACACTTCTCACCCGACAATTGCTGGTACGGTTAAAAACACTTTAACAACTCAAGCTGACCTTAATGAAACTTCATTAGAGCAATCTTTAATTGATATCGCTCAAATGACAGATGAAAGAGGTTTAAAAATTGCAGCAAGAGGATTGAAAATGATCATTCCTTCTGAGCTACAATTCACAGCAGAAAGACTGATGAAGTCTGAGAAAAGAGTTGGAACAGCTGATAATGATATCAACGCTGTAAGATCTATGGGAATGGTTCCACAAGGTTATGTGGTTAACAATTTCTTAACAGATACAGATGCGTTCTATATCACTACAGATGTGCCTAATGGTATGAAATACTTCCAAAGAGCAGCTATTAAAACTGCTATGGAAGGTGATTTTGATACTGGCAACGTAAGATACAAAGCTAGAGAAAGATACTCATTTGGAGTATCTGACTTCAGAGGTATCTTCGGTGTTGAAGGTGCTTAATACCTAAATTTTTGTGGCGGGACATAGTTCCGCCACAATTACTACATATTCTAGAAAGTCTTATGAAAAATTTTAAAGTTAAAATACATGCAGATGATTACTGCACAGAATTCAATGTCTTTTCAGAAGACGACCCTATCTCACTTGAACAAGCTATAGTTGACAAACTAGGAGAAAATGCTATAACTTGGGAGTATACGGGAGATATGTATGACTCTCGTAAGTACAGAATAACCTATGAGGAGGTTATAAATGGACAACCACATCCAGGAGCTTTACCAACAGAAAAAAGCTCTAGACAAAAAGTGGGAGCAGGAGCATAAGAGTGAAGGAAGATACACTCTTAATATGGTTAGAATCGACCACAAAATTAGAGAGTTGATTAATCATATAAAAATGGCAGAGGCACAAGCTGCACACAAAACTGCGCCCCAAGTTTCTGTAGCTACTTAATAAAAAAGCTACATCGTTGGAAAAATCCAATCCACATCACGGGATCTCTTGCACTCTACTTAAAACTGTTGTATAAAAAACACACTATACAATTATTAGAACATAGACGCGTATAGTCGACGGCCTAGAGACTATGTTCGGAAAACTAGGAGGATACAATTATGGCAAAAACTACATTTCAAGGACCAGTAAAATCACTTAATGGTTTTCAAAGTGTTGGAACAGGAAATTCTGTTAGCATCGCAGCAGGTGCAACTTCTTTAACTGTCGATACACACGCTGGTAAAATGTTATATCACAACGTTGCTGGTGCAGCTACTTTGACTTTACCTGCAATCAACTCTTCATCTGATTCAGGTGTTGCGGGTCCAGGTAACGATCCAAACTCAGCAAACAATTTAGGTGCTTCTTTTGAAATCTATATCGGGACAACTAAAACTGGTGACTTTGTTTTACAAGTTGCTAATGCTAGTGATACAATGACTGGTAATGCAATCATCGTTGATACAGATACAAACGACGCTGCTGAAGGTTTTATGACTGCAGCTGCATCTGATACTATTACTTTAAACGGTAGTACAACAGGTGGATTAGCTGGTTCAGTTATAACTTGCAAAGCTATTGGTGCTAATAGATGGGGTGTTACAGTCTCATCTGGAGGAACTGGTAACTTAGCTACGCCGTTTAGTGCAGCAGTAAGTTAATAATTAATTTAGTGTGGGCCTTCGGGCCCATACCTAATTTAACGGAGAATATAAAATTATGAAAAGTGATGTAAAAGCAGTAAGAGTTACAGGAGCTGGTGCAGTATTTGCTGGAAGAACAAGATTAAGAGGTATAGTTCTTGTTTCTGATGGTGGAGGATCTGCTGGAGGAATAACTTTACAAGATAATACAGATAGTACAACTTTGTTTCAAGGTGACGTTGCAAATGGTGATGTCTTTGCATTAAATATTCCAGAAGATGGAATTTTGTTTCCAGGTGGAATGAAAGTATCTGCAATACCAAACGTAACAGCAGCGACTTTATTGATAGACAAGTAGGAGGTTAAATGGCTAACACTACCTCTGGAACAGCTACCTTTGAAAAAGGTTTTTCTATTGCTGATATTGTAGAAGAAGCTTATGAAAGAATTGGTATTCAAGGAGTATCAGGATATCAATTAAAAGGTGCAAGAAGATCATTAAATATTTTATTTCAAGAATGGGCAAACAGAGGTTTGCATTATTGGGAAATTGCAAATAATTCAATTACATTAGTTAATGGTCAATCTGTTTACACTATGTTTAGATCAACATCTGATGGCACATCTGATGCAACAGCTGTGTATGGTGTTGAGGATGTATTGGAAGCATCTTTTAGAAACTCAGACAATATTGATTTTCCACTTACAAAAATAAATAGATCAGAGTATCAATCTTTTTCAAACAAATCAGATAAAGGTGTACCAACACAATATTTTGTGCAGAGATTTATAGATAAAGTAACTATTACCTTATACCTAACACCTGGAACAAATGAAGCAGGTAAAAAAATAAATTATTATTATGCAAAAAGAATTCAAGATGCAGGAGACTACACTAATGATGCTGATGTACCTTATAGGTTTGTCCCTTGTATGCTTGCAGGTCTTTCGTATTATTTAGCAATAAAATTTGCTCCTGAAAGAGTTCAAGTTTTAAAAATGTTATATGAAGACGAATTACAAAGAGCTTTACAAGAAGATGGGTCTTCGTCTAGTTCTTTTATTACACCCAAAACTTACTATGAAGGATTATAATGGGTAACACAAGTAGAGCAAAATATGCAAAAGCCATATCAGATAGATCAGGAATGGAGTTTCCATATAATGAAATGGTGAGAGAGTGGAATGGATCTCTTGTTCACAATTCAGAATATGAAGCTAAACATCCTCAACTTGAACCAAAGCCAGCTCCATCTGACACTCAAGGATTAAAAAATGCAAGACCTGATAGAACAGAATCTACAACACAAAATTTATTACCAGGTAATCCGTTTAAGATTACCTCTGGATCAACAACAATCACTGTGACTGAGCCATCTCATGGTAGAAGCACATCAGATACTGTTGTTTTTAGAAATGTTATTGGAAGTCCAGGAGGTATTGCGTACACAGTCTTTGAAAGTGCATCTGGATATGCTATAACAAAAGTAGATGCAGATAAATATACTTTTACTTTAGGTGGTACACCAACAGTAACAGAAAATGCAGGAGGAATGACAGTAACAGCAGGACCTGTTACGTTAACACCATAATATGGCATACACTTTAACAAATTTACAAGACGATATTAAAGACTATACTGAAGTCGATAGCACTGTATTTTCTACAGCTGTTTTAAATACTATAATTAAAAATGCAGAAAACAGGGTATATAGAGAATCTGATTCTGATGATAATAGATTTTATGCAACATCTAATTTAGTTACAGGTAATAGATACGTAACTATTCCATCTGATTTAAGAATTATTAGATATATTCAATTAAAAGATTCAAATAATAAACAAGTTTTTTTAGAAAAAAGAGATACATCTTTTATGTCTGAGTTCTATAATACACCTGCAACTCAGTCAGGTCTTCCAAGATATTATGCTAATTGGGATGCTAATTTTTGGGTTGTAGCTCCTACACCTGATAGCACTTATGAAATAACTTTAGCTTATGTTAAACAACCAACAAGCTTAACAGATTCTAGTGTTAGTTCTACAGGAACTTATGTATCTAATAAATATCAAGATTTACTTTTATACGCTGCTCTGGTAGAAGCATATGGATACTTGAAAGGACCCACAGATATGTTACAATACTACGAAGGGTCTTATCAAAGAGCTTTACAATCGTACTCTATTGAACAACAAGGTAGAAGACGCCGAGACGAATGGCAAGATGGGGTTATTCGTACTCCTTTAAGATCCGATTCACCATCAAAATACTAAGGAGATAACTTATGGCTAATATAGTACCTGACTCTTTTAAAACAGATCTTTTAAAAGGAACGTTTAATTTCAAATCCAGCGGTCAAGGTGGAGGAGATACTTTTAAAATTGCTCTGTATACATCGTTAGCTGCTTTTAGTACTTCTACAACTGAATATATAACCACGAATCAAGTTGCAAATGGTAACGGTTATACAACAGGTGGAAATACTTTAACTAATGCTGGTGTATCTATAAGTAGTAATGTTGCTTTCGTTGACTTTGATGATACAACTTGGTCTTCAGCATCTATTACTGCAGTTGGAGCTCTGATTTATAAAAGTAGTTCAAATAATGAAGCGGTATTAGTTCTAGATTTCGGAGGAACAAAAACTTCTACAAGTGGAGATTTTCAAATTGTTTTCCCAGCCGCATCTAGTTCTGCAGCTATCATTAGAGTTGGCGACGCATAATTTTAAGGATTAAATAAATGGCACTTGTATTTAACGATAGAGTTAAAGAAACTTCTGTTACGACTGGAACAGGCACTCTTACTTTAGATGGTGCAGTTCAAGGTTTTGAAACATTTTCATCAGCTATTGGTAATAGTAATACAACTTACTATGCAATAGAACTACCTGGAACTACTGAATTTGAAGTAGGTCGTGGAACTGTTTCTGCAGGTCAATTAGCTAGAACACAAGTTATCTCATCATCAAATAGCGATAGCCCTGTAGATTTTTCCGCAGGAACTAAAATTGTATTTTGTACTTTACCTGCTTCAAAAGCAGTTATTAAAGATGCAAGTGACAATGTAACTTTACCAGGAGATTTAACAGTTGATACAAATACTTTATATGTAGATAGTTCTAATAATAGAGTTGGTATAAATGATTCCACTCCTTCACAAGCTTTAGATGTATCAGGTAGATCAAGAGCAACTAGATTTGTGTCAAGCACAGGTGGAGCTGCAGCTGACGCCGCTTTTTATTTAAACGATACAAATGGTTTAGGAATATTCTCACCTGCGGCAAATGAATTTGCAATAAGCACTTCTACAAGTGAAAGATTAAGAATAGATTCTTCAGGTAACGTAGGGATTGGAACAACAAGTCCTTCAACTCTTTTACATCTTTCATCAGCTGACCCGCAGATAACTATCACAGACACCGATGGATCAGGAAGCCAGGTTATAAAAGCTGTTACAGATAATTTAGAAATAGTATCATCTAATCACATTAAATTTGATGCAGATTCTGGATTATTTGCATTTAAAGATTCAGGAACAGATGTTTTTTCAATTACAAACACTGGAAATATTGTATTTAAAACTGTCGTATCTGATTCAGATTTATCAATAAGAGGTAACGACGGTGGTTCAGAAATAACTGCATTAACTCTTGATATGTCAGAGGCAGGTGCTGCTACGTTCAACAGCACAGTAACAGCAAATGCAGGTCTTAAAGCTGATAATATTACAATCGATGGCACAGAAATAGATTTATCTTCAGGTGATTTAACCATTGATGTTGCAGGTCAAATAAATCTTGATGCTGACAGTAATGGTTTAGTAACTATTAATGATGGCGGAACACAAATAGGTAGTTTCTTTAAAACTGCTTCTACATTTTCAATTAAATCAGACGTACAAGATAAAAGATTAGAAATTAAAGGTAACGATGGTGGTTCAGAAGTTGTTGCTGTAGCATTTCATATGGCCAATGCAGGTCAAGCAAATTTCAATGATAAAATTATTTTAAACGCTAACAAAGTTATTGAGTTTGGAGACTCAGGTGAAACTATATCAGGTGATGGTACAAATTTAACAATTGCTTCAAGTGGTAAAACAATAGTTGATTCTACTGGAGACATTGAATTAGACGCTAGTTCAGGTATTGTTGATTTTATTTCAAATGGAACTGTTTTTGGTAATGTTGCAGCTTCAAGTGATAACTTTACAATAAATGCTCGTGTAAATAATAAAGATATATCATTTACAGGACTAGATGATTTTTCAACAATAACAGCACTAACTTTAGATATGTCTGAGGCAGGTGCTGCTACGTTTAATGATAAAATTATTTTAGGTGCTAATAAATCAATTGAGTTCGGAGATTCAGGAGAAACAATTACAGGAGATGGAACTAATTTAACAATTCTATCAAGTGGATACATGGAAGTAAAATCCGCTGGAAATCTTCTTTTAGATAGTACAGGCGGTTCTATACTTCTTAGAGATACTACATTAAACTTATTACAAATTTCAAAAAGTGGATCAGTTGATGCAGTAATAAAACAACCACAATCAGATGGTGATTTACTTATTAAAGGTAACGATGGTGGTTCAGAAATTACAGCATTAACTCTTGACATGAGTGAAGCAGGTGCTGCTGCTTTCAATAGCACAATAACAGCAGACAGTGGTAAAGACGTAATTTTAGGTAAATTTGAAGGCTCTAATTTTGCAAATTCAATCTTAATTGGTCATTCAGACTCAGGAAGTTTAAACAATGCACAAGGAAACGTTGGAGTTGGAATTACAGCATTGGATGCTTTGGTCACTGCAGATAATAATGTTGCTGTAGGATTTGGAGCTCTAAGTGCAAACGCATCTGGTAATTCAAATACTGCATTAGGTCAAGATTCATTAGCGGTAAATAACAGTGGAGCTGAAAACACAGCTGTGGGCTCACGATCATCATACTTATTAGCTAATGGAACTGGTAACACCACAATAGGATTTAAAGCTGGTGAACAAATGAACAACGCTGATGCTGATTACAATATTTTAATAGGACACTCAGCTGGAGATAATATTACGGAGGGAGCTGGTAACGTAATAATAGGAAGCGTAGATGCAGCTACAGCAGATGGTGATAGAACATTAAAAATTGCTGGATATGATGGATCAACAACTACGACTTGGATTACAGGAGATAATTCTGGAAACATAACAGTTTCTGGAACAGTAACAGCAAACGGAGAGGTTTTAACAGCAGGAGTATCGGCAGGGTTCGCCGTAGCAATGGCAATTGCACTTTAGCCGAAATTAATATATAAGGAGAATTATGGCACAAGATTTTGAACGAGTAAGACAAAGAAATGTAGGAACATCCGCAACAGCTATTTTAAGTGTCAATAGTGATGATGCGATTATTTCTATTCGTTGTGCAAACACAACTACCTCAACAATAAATATTGAAGTATATATAGAATCTGCCAGTGCTAATTATTACCTAATAAAAAATTGTCCAATCGTTAGTGGCGGATCTTTAGAACTTATTGACGGAGGATCAAAAATTGTTTTACAAAGTGGAGATATAGTTTATGTTAAATCAGATACCGCTTCAAGTTTAGACGTATGGATGTCAACAGTTGATGCAATTAGTACGTAAGGAGATTCATGGCCTATTTAGGAAACGCACCAAAAGGAAATTTACTTACCATGAACTCTTCGCAGTTCAGTGGTGATAATTCAGAAACAAATTTTACACTTTCACAAACTGTTACGAATACCAACGAAGTAGAAGTTTTTGTGGGAAATGTTCGTCAAGATCCCCACTCAGCTTATACTATTTCTGGTGGCACGACTTTAGCTTTTACAGCTGCACCGCCAACAGGAACTAATAATATTTATGTAGTGTATCAAGGTAAATCTATAGGTGAAACTACACCTGGAGAAAATTCAATTGAATTTGGTATGATAAAATCAATCAACGGTGGCTATGAAAACAAAGCATCTATATCATCTAATATTACAGTTGCATCTGGAGATAACATGATGATTGCAGGTCCTGCTTCTTTCACAGGCACAGTTACAGTTAACGGAACATTGACGGTAGTATAATGGGAACTTTATTTGTAGACAATATTAAACATCAATCTTCACAAGGCAGTGGTACAATTACTATTGGTGCAAGTGGTGAAATTATTAAAGCGGCGAGTGGTTCAACTAATAATTTAGGTATAGGGATGGCAGACCAATGGATGATTACAGGTTCGCCAAGTTTAAGTGCAGATACAGACACTTTTATAACTGCTGATTGGGCAAGGTCTGTACCTTCAACTTTTAATTATATTGGAAGTGGAATGTCTCAAAGTTCTGGCGTTTTTACTTTTCCAAGTACAGGGATTTATTTAGTTAATTTTATTTGTATTGCACAAAGGTCTGGTAGCACTAGATATTTTGAAGGAAGAATTAATGCTACAACAAACAACTCAAGTTATACAAATGTAGGACAAAGTACAGGACACATAAATCAAGTTTCAGCTGGAACACTATCAAATACTAATATGCTTACTTTTGTTGATGTTACAGATACTTCAAATGTAAAAGTTAAATTTTCAGTCATAGCCGATGAAGCAATAACTGTAACAGGCAATTCATCATATCCAAGAACAAGTGCAATGTTTATCAGATTAGGAGATACGTGAGATTATGGGAACAATTAAAGCAACAAATATAGAACCAATCGCGGACAACGGCACAGTAACACTGGGTAGTTCTGGGGATCAATTTACTTTGGCTACAGGTGCGAAGTCTAGTTTTCTATATCCAGCTTTTGAAGCACATATAAGTGCAGATCAAAATATATCGGATGCAGCTTTTACAAAATTAAATGCAAACACTGAAATTTTAGATACAGATAATTGTTATGACAATTCCTCTAATTATAGATTTACACCAACTGTTGCTGGTAAGTATTATGTATATGGAGATATAAGAATAGCAAGTTCAACTGGTTCAGATTTGATAGAAACTTTTGTTCTTATATATAAAAATGGTTCAAATTATAAATCTTCAATCCATGACCCTAAAGATCAACAAGGTACAGCAGAAAACGTATCTGTAAGTGCTATTATTGATATGAATGGAAGTTCAGATTATGTAGAACTTTTTGGTTACATAAATGTTAATAGTGGAACTCCAAAATTTGGAGTTGGAACAAAGTCATCCTCTTTCGGTGCATACAGGATAGGAACATAATGGCAGGAATAATTAAAGTAAATCAGTATCAAGACTTCAATGGTAACACAATACTTACCAGTGATGGTAGTGGTAATCTTACTACGCAGAAAATAAATGAGCCTTTTTTAAAAGTTACAAGAGCTTCTTCAAATCAAACAAGTATTTCAAGCGCTACTGCCACAAAAATACAATTTAATTCAGAAGATGCTTTAACAAAGACTGGCACTTGGGATTCAACTAATTATAGATGGACTCCAGGTGTAGCAGGAAAATATTTAATATCTATAAATGTAGAAATAGTTGCTGGATCAGATACGGCAAAACAATGCATTGCTCACATATATAAAAACGGATCTAGCATTTGTTATGGTTATTTAAATATGAATGCTTTTGATTTAAGAAGCAGTGGTTCTCAAGCAATTGGTGCTGCTACAATTGTTACAGCGACAGCAACTGATTACTATGAAGGATTTGTATATATGCAAACTAACTCTGGAACTGTTTCTGTAAGAGCAAATAATGATAATACAAATTTAATAGGATACAGGATAGGAAGTTAATTATGGCATTAAGTAAAGTAGATGTAGCAAATATGTTAACA